CGAATCTGCGCCGTCGATCATATCGGGATGATCGCAAAAACCCACAATTTAAAAGTCATCGAAGACGCCTCGCAAGCCTTTGGAGCGACATTCAACGCCTTTACCGCAGGTTCCAGAGGCGACGTGGCGTGTTTCAGCATGAACCCGATGAAGGGGCTTGCCGCGCTCGGCGAAGCGGGAATGATTGTCACGGACGACAAAGAGACTTATGAAAGACTTGACCCGTTACGCTACCAGGGTGTGAGGAACAAGGAAGTCTGTCACAATCTCTCAGGAAATCATCGCCTTGATACGATCCAAGCGGCGATGCTCTTAGTGCGCCTTTCGCATTTTGACAAACTCCTGAACACGCGGCGCAAGATCGCAAAATTCTACGACATGCGGCTCAACGGAATCGTTGAAACCCCGAAGGAATGGGGCCACGAAAAACTCTCCTATTACACCTACACGATCCAATGTGAGCAGCGCGACAAGCTAAAGGACTTCCTTGCTATTCGGGGCATCGAAACGAAGATTCAGCATCCCATTCTCATGCCCGAACAGCCGCTCTATAAGAACGGTGCGCGGGGAACGTGGTCACATGCAAAATATCTTATGACGCGGGTTCTGTGCATTCCTATTCACGAAAAACTGTCTGACGGACAGATTTGGCATGTGGTCAATAGCATCGGAGATTTTTACCGATGACTGCCGTATTCCGCAACATCGGCCCCGTGATCGAGGTGGACGACGCCACAATAGACATGCTGATCGAAGCTTCGGGAACCGAACCAAAGCGCCGCGCCAGGCTCAACCTGCACAATTCGGACGACGATCTACTACACGAAATGATTATCGCGTTCCGCAAGGACTCTCTGAATATGCCGCATCGGCATGTGGGCAAAAGTGAGTCGATGCACGTTTTGCTTGGCCGCGTAGATATTGTATTTTTTGACGATGATGGAACGAAGACGCGAAGGGTTCGACTTGGTAACGATGGAACACACGTCGGACCGACAAATCCGTGGGTATTTCGCATGGCCGCGCCGCTGTGGCATACAGTAATCCCCGTCGATGATGTAGTCGTGGTTCACGAAACAACGAATGGTCCGTTTGTGCCGGGACAGAATATGGAAATTCCGCCGTGGGCGCCGCAGGAGAGTGAGTTTGCGGCGTGGGTGGACGGGTTGCGTGAGCCATGACGGCATTGAATTTAAGGCAGCTTTGGAGAGGCTCGCAAAGCGATGAAAATCTTCACAGTCGGCGCCCGTTCTCACGCCAGAATCCTGCGCCGCATTCTCATGGCCGAACCACACGTCGGTACACTGCATGAATTTCCGGTGGTGTTGGACATAGACCGAACGACTATGACGCCGTGGATGAACTGCACACTTTATCACTCCGAAGATGTGGCCTTCAGCGAAGCGCGGCGCCTCTGCACACACTTCGTTGTCGCCATCGGTTCAAACGGCAAACGTCGCGCCGAACTCTCCGAGCAAGTGATTCGCTTGGGACTAGAACCTATTTCCGTCATCCACCAAAGCGCTACAATCTGCGAGGAATCAAAGATTGGCAGAGGTCTTCAGATCATCCGCAATTCCGTGATCGGCGACGAAACCACCATAGGCGATTGGTGTATGATCCACTCCCTTGCGATGGTCGAACACGAAAGCGTTTTGGAAGACGGCGTGACAGTTATGGCAGGGGCGTGTGTGTTAGGTGGAGTGCACGTGGGCCGCTACGCGACCATTGGAGCTAACGCGACGGTGATGGCTGTGAATATTGGCGAAGGTGCCACGGTGGGCGCTGGTGCTGTGGTGACGAAGGACGTGCCGCCCGGTCAAACTGTTGTTGGTGTGCCCGCAGAACGACATTGGCCGCACGATAAGAGGCAGACGGCATGAAACACGAACGCCGCACCAAATACCGCAACGGCGCCTCATGGCGACGCGCCTCGTTCTTCCGTGCAACCGCTGTCAGTTTGTGGATGGAACAAGATTGGATTTGGCGCGTTTGGTCATAGCCCCGTAGGAGGCTCAAATGAACGGATCGTCATTACTTGGTTTTATCATAACGTCGATTGTGCTGTTTGCGGTCGGAGCCATTTTCTTTCTCACGATTGATACTGTGGCTAAAAATCCGTTCCTGGCAAAGATAGCCAAGATCGTCATCGGATGCCTAATACTGATCGCATTTGTGCTTGCAATTGCCGGAGTCTTGGGCTTCGGCGGTGGTGTGGCCGCATCGCCTGAATCCATCATTATATTTGCGGTTGGTGTGCTAGTGCTTGTTGCTGTTCTTTACTTAGTCGATCTATTCTTGGGATGGCTCGCGTCCAATATGGGGCTCGGCGCCCCGATAGTGGAAGCAATCCGATTCATCATCACGGTCGTCGCACTCATCGCCCTGATTCTGGTCGCCGGCAGTGCGCTGATCGGAGGCGGAAGCAGCAACTTCTTTTCCTTTCGTGGCGGCGAGAGACACGGCGCGTTGCAAGGGAATGGCAACTGGGCATCAGCGGGACCTGTGCGAGACCTTCGCGGCCACGCACCAATCGCAAGTGCCACCGATCCCGCCTGATCGCCAGGAAAATCCGTCTATCTGCACGGGATGCTAAAGCGCCGCTGTGACCCTGAGAGCATGCTCAAATGAGACAAAAACTTTTCCACACCTTCCTCTAAAACAATCTCTTGACGCTTCCCCAAAAATAGATTCAACATAGCAACTATAAGCCTCATCCTCCGCGCCGGAGGAAAACGGCAAATGACCGACCAAGCCGCGCCGGTTTGGTTCCACCCTCCCACGCTCTGGCAGCGCCTGCCGAGTCGGGTCAAAAACCCCGCTCGGAGTCCTGCCGTGGCAAACACGCAAGCGCAGTTTGGCTTTAAGCACCAGGGCTATCTGTCCGGCGGTGCTCCCGACTACCAGCTTTCCAGCTACGCCATCCAATCCACGAACGCGACGCAGATTGGATTCGGTGACCCTGTCATTGCCGCAAATGCCACGTCGGCATTCATCATCCAAGCCACGGGATCGCTGGCAACCACCGCCCCAATCATCGGCATTTTCCAAGGCTGCGAATACATCCCGTCAGGCGGGGGCGCTCCGCAGTGGTCGCCGTTCTTCCCCGGAAGCGTAGCCCAGAACGCAACCGCTTACGTCATCGACGCCCCCAACGCTAAATTCTTGGTGGCCACCCTGCAAACCGCAGTGGTCTCGACGAACATCGGCAACGCCATCAACTTCACCACGGGCCAGTGCGCGACAGTCGGCGGCGGGTTCTCCATCGCGACCATCGATCAATCGACCGCAACGACCACGGGCACCACGGCGTCACTGCTGCCCTTCCGAATCGTCGGTCTTTATCCGAGCGTCGGCAACGGCTCAGACCCCACCACGAATTACAATTGGGCCATCGTCGCGTTCAACTTCCAAATCAACCGCGCTCAAGTCGGCAACTAAGGGGAACGACAATGCCTGATACACTCGCTCCCGCAACGCCGCCTGGAACTGCTCCGATTGAGCCGGTCGTCAATCCCTTCACGCCGCCGGTCGAACCGCCGGCTTCCACCATTGCGCCGCCGGAACCTCTACCCCTCGCAGAGCCGGAAAAGCCGAAGACGGCTTATGTTGCTATTGAACCGGACAAAATTCTCGAAGTCGATGACACTCCGAGCGAGTCGACTGTTCCGCCAAAAGGCAAACCAACAGTCCCCGACAAAGCTCAGATCGTCGCGACCGGCGCGCTTACCGTCGTCATGGTCAAAACGACCGGCACGCCAAGCGTGAAAAGGTTTAACGCCGTCAAGTTGCCCAAAGGCGCTGCCGATCTTTCCGTCGTCGAAGTCCACCGCGATCCAACCTCAACTGGCCCGGACGTTGCGGTGTTCCCGAACAAAGACGAATCAATCGGAACGCTGCCGGTCAACGACGGTAAAAACTCCGGCACATGTGCGGTCGGCGTGAGTTCCAACAAACCCGTTTCATTCCGTAAAATGTCCAAGGCCCTTTGGGTCGTTATCTCATAAGGAGCAGATAAATGCCCGTCGCACTTGCTAATATCCGCTCCGAACTCCTCCCTGGCCTCTTCGATGTCAGGGGAAGTTACGACATGATCCCGCGACAGTGGGACAAGGTTTTCACCACCCACAAATCGAACATGGCGGTCGAACGCTCGACGCAGATGGCGTTCGTCGCTCTTCCCTATCTGAAAGACGAAGGTGCAGCGACTCAGTTCGACAACAATGCCGGTGAAAGATTCACTTGGGCCTTCGTCCATTTGGAAGTCACTCTCGGCTACGCCATCACCCGCAAAGCCATCGACGACAATCTCTACAAGGCTCAATTCAACCCCACGAACCTGAAACTGCAGGAAGCCTTTGCGCAGTTCAAGGAAATCCAGGGCGCCAACATCCTCAATCTCGGCACTACCTACCAGCAATCGATCATCGGCGACGGCCAACCGCTTTTCTCTCCCCTGCATCCTTACGATGGTGGCACCTGGTCGAATACCTCAACCACGCCAAAGAGCTTGAACGAATCGACGCTGCTCGCCGATATGACCAACGTGCGCACGCAGTTTGTGAACGAACGCGGACTGCGTATTCTTTCCCGTGCACGACGCCTTGTTGTTCCGCCGAATCTCGAACCCATCGCGATCCGCCTCACCAAGACGGACTTGCGCCCCGGCACCGCCGACAACGATGTGAATGCCATCCTGACATTGTCGGGCGGTCTGACGGAGGGTTTCATCGTGTTGGACTTCCTCACGTCCAACTTCGCGTGGTTCCTCACGACGAATATCGAGGGGCTGATTCATATGCTTCGCATTCCTTACGAGAGCGATATGTGGGTAGATAATATCACGGATAACCTTCTCGTGAAAGGCTACGAAAGATATAGCTTCGGCTATAATGACCCGCGTGCAGCGTGGGGCGAATTTCCCACCTCGTAATTCAGGTGTCGCCATACGAAATCGGAGCATGAAAAATGGGTGACACTACCTTCAAGGGTCCAATCGTCAGCGCGGGTTCGCTCCTTGTCGAATCCGGCACGGCCGCAACCATTGGCACATTCGACGGCCCCTCTGGCGCCTATCAGGGTTACTCGCTATTGGACCCGCGCGGAGCCCCTTATCCCGCAGAAGGATTGATGCCTGGCCGCGCCGCGGCGTTTGTGGCTAATGGAACTTATTGGTGCGTTGATAACAAACCGCAGGCGACTAACGGCACTGCGATTGCGACTGTGCAAGTTGCGACGGCCAATGTGGCGATGTCGCTTGCTACGACGCAACCGTCAAACCCGAATGCGGGCTCTCCCTTTATCGCGGTTGGGGTGCCGTTTATTGCTGCAGGAACTACGACGGTCACGAGCGTTCTTGCTCTCGATTTTGGATTTTCGACGGGAACGGCGACTGCAAACTCGTCCACGATGAGTGTGTTCGATAATACCAAATATACGGTTGGACAGTGGATTGTCATTGGTGGCGGCGGTCTCAACAATACGTCCAGTTTTTTGACGCAGGTTCAGACGATTGCTACAGCGAATACAACTGGCATCACGGTTCTGCCACTGCCGCCGGCTTCTGGGTCTTCGGCCCCGATTGGCCAAGCGAATCTTTGGGGTGCTGGACTGTTGCCTTCGCCGACTCAGTTTGGTCCAGGAGTATCAGTTCCGACGCAGGCCGTTGCGGACATACAAGCCGGTGTGTTGCGGATTCATAATCCTGCTGAACAGATTGCGCGGAACGTTTCGATCACGCTGCAGACGGGTGGAGTTGCGACGGCGGTCAATTTCCTTGTTGTGGGCTACGATCTTTGGCATTCACTGACGACGGAATTGATTACGGTTGCGGCCACGACCTCTGCCACCTCTGCGTTTGGGCAAAAGGCATTCAAGTTCATTCAATCGGTCACTCCTACGAGTGCTTCGACGGGTGGAAACAGCTACGGCGTTGGCATCGGCGATACGTTTGGGATGCCGCTTCGTGCCGATGAATGGGAACAGACAGAAATCTACTGGGCCGGTACGGCGTCGGCGAATTCGACTGGGTTTTCGACTGCGGTGACGACCGTTCCTGCCACCAATACTACGGGTGACGTGCGCGGGACTGTCCAGGTGGGTGCGTCCGGCAGGGGTAGTGCCATTACGGGGACGCTTTCGGCGAATGGAACGTCTCGGCTGGCGGTTCTGCAAGACCTCGGCGTGTGGAACGTTCTCTTCACGAATCCAAATAATCCAACGCCGATGTTTGGCGTTGCGCAATCCACGACCTGATAGGAGGCCGTTATCATGAGCGGAAAATCTCGTCTACAGCGCGCCAAGGGCGGCCGGACTGGTCTGGTTGCTTCGGGGAATCCCGATGTTCTCAAGGAAGCCGAAGGCAAAGAGGATTATGCCAAGGGCGATGAGCGTAAGCGCGGTGGCAAGGTCAAGCACAAGCGCGCTGCCGGCGGCAAAGTCATCGGTCTCATGACTGGAGGCGGTGTGAAGCCTCGTCTTGATCGTCCGGGGCGTAAGCGCGGTGGTGCTGTTGGTGCGGATCGTTCTCCGCTGTCGAGTGCTCATATGCACGCGAAGCCTGGTACGGCTCCTGCGGAAGAGGAAAACGGCGCTCCGGATTAGTTTGGGTCACGAGAGGGCCTTCGGGTTGAGAGACCGGACTCGGTCAACGTTCGTTTGAGAGTGAAGAAAGATGACGGTTCTGAACGTTGCAAAACGCCATAAGATGAAGCGTTCGGACTTTGCTTTGGCGGGTGAGCGGTTTCCGATCAACGATGCTACGCATCAAAGAATGGCTATCAGTGGTGCGACGCGCGCCGAACATGCGGGAAATATCTCGGCAGGCACGGCAGCGAAGATCAAAGCCAAGGCCCGCGCACGGCTCGCGCATCGCGTTGAACGGATGAAGATGGACGGCGGCGCGGTGAAACACCGCATGGATCGGGCGCCGCGCAAACACTAGGGAGGCGCGAGGTATGCAGCCGGGCGTCGTCAATAACTACAATCTGATCGCCGGCAATGCCACGAGCTTGGTCAACGCCAATGCGGCGACCTCGGGGCCATTGACGCTTGCGACGACGCTTGTGCCAGGCGTGTGGCAGCGCCGTGTTCTGGTGACTTCAAGCGGCAACGATTCGTTGATTTATTTTCATATTGTGGGGACGAATCAGGCTGGATTTGGGGCTACGGAGTATTTGGCCGGTGCCAATTCGACTTCGATTCAGTCCAATCTCGATTATTTGACCATCACTTCGGTCACACCATCGAATTCATCGGTTGCGCAAACCGTTGCTTCCACGGCCGCAACCGTTTCGGTGGGGGTGAACGGGGTGGGGTCAAGCATCTGGAATATAGTGAATTGGTACGCGACACCTTCAAATATTGCTTACGGGTGTGTTCTGGTCTCTGGCGCGGCTACATTTTCGATTCAATATACCTACGACGATCCAAACAATCTTCCGGCGGGCGTTCCTTATCCGCAGCCATTCAATCATCCGACCATCGTTAATGCCACAGCTTCGATCGATGGTGCTTCCAATGATCCTCTGACTGCATGGCGGCTGCAGATTCTCGCCGGCACGGGTTCGGTTAGGGCGACAGGGATTCAGTCCGGACTTGGGAGTCCGTAATGGCTGATCCTGGTGGCAATAACTCCGGAAATGCAGGCAGTGCGCTTGGTGCGGCAGGTGGAGATTTGTCGGGGACATTTCCTAATCCGACAGTAGCAAAAATCAATGGATCAAGCGCCGCAGCGATTGCTACGTCGGGAAGTGCTAGTGACTTGATTGCTGGAACGTTGCCCGCCGCGCGCATGGTCGCTTTGACGGGGGATGTGACGGGGACTAATGGGACTACGGCGGTAACGGTTACCCAAATCAGTGGTGTTGCGCCGGGGCCGATGGCTACTGCGGTTCTTGGACAGATTCCAGGTGTGGCAACAAGTGGTCTGGCGTCTGCGGGAAATATCGGGGAGTTCACCAGCATATCGTTGGCATCCGGCTCAGCTATCGTGCTCGCAACCGGAACGGCAACTTCAATCTTGGCCCTTCCCTTGACTGCAGGCGATTGGGACGTGTGGGGTGCGGGTGTCGTTCATGCGGGTGCGGCGATCACGGTGTTTACCTCCCTAACTGTAGGAATCAGTACGGTCTCCAACACAGCCCTTCCAGGGCTCGTCTCAGGGGCGCAGACGCAGATTGGGCTTGGGGCTGGGCTTACAGGCATCGCTGACACTGCGGTCAATGTGGGGCCTGCCAGGGTCAGCTTAGCGGCCTCTGGGACGGCATTTCTCAATGGGTCTTTCGCTTTTGCCACTTCTACCGCTTCCGTCTATGGAGTGATGCAAGCGCGGCGGCGTCGATGACCGACCCTCTTGGGACTAACACGGCGGCGCTCGGGGGGCCGTTTAGTCCAGCCAATGGAGTTCCTACAGGGTCTAATACGTCTACGGGTTCATCTAGTCCTCCCGTTGTGACAGGGAATTCGCTGATCTTCACATCGGCCTCGTCGCAATATCTGAGTGCTACCGGCAAGACGAGCATCAACCAGCAGAAGTTTACGATTGCCGCGTGGTTCAAAACATCAACCGTCGCCCTTGCCGATATTTTTGACTTCTCGGACGGTACGACGGCAAACCGCATAGAGTTTCTCCTTAATTCCACAACCCAAATCCAATTTATTGGCACTACTGCCAATTCCACCATTGCGGGTCTGGTCACATCGGCCAGCTTTGCCGATGGGAATTGGCACCATGTGATGGTGGCCGTCGATACGACGCAGGCGACAAATACCAATCGCTTGCTGCTGTATGTAGATGGAGCGCTGGTCGCGCTGTCCTCGTCAACATATCCGGCGCAGAACACCAATCTATCCAACAATTTTGCCGCGACATATGACATCGGCAGCCGCAACGGGACGGCGCGGTTCTTCAACGGCAAGCTGGCCCAAGTCTATTACATCGACGGTCAGCAACTTACGCCGTCATCTTTTATCAGTGGAACGCCCGGCGTTCCTATCACTTATACGGGGGCCTACACTGGAACATTCGATTTTTTTCTGTCATTCTCGAATGGAGCGTCCACGACCACCTTGGGGTTGGATAGCTCGGGGGAAGGGAATAACTGGACTTTGAATAATATGACGACTGCGAATCAGAGTACGGATTATCCGTGATGGCTTCGAGTGGCACGTATAGTTTTCTGCCCTCGAATGGCTCAATCGCCTTGTCGGCGTTCGAGCGCATTCAAGTTCGCGCGCCGGAACTGCGCCAGGAGCATATGCGCTCGGCCTACAACGAATTAAATTTTTTGCTCGCGTCGTTTTCTAACCTACAGCCAAACCTTTGGAAAGTCATTCGCACGCAAACGGTCCTCACCCCCGGCACGGCTACTTACACGCTTCCGGCGTATACGGTCATGGTTCTTGACGCCTCAATTGTTTTAAATTTTGGAACAACGAATGAATCGCGACGGTACATCACGCCAATCTCGCGCACGGAATATTTGAGTTACGCAAATCAACAGTCGCCAGGTTCGCCAAATGTATATTGGTTCGACCGCACGGAAACTCCGACTGTCACGTTCTATTTGGTGCCAGATTCGAATGGGCCATACACGTTCGACTATTTCTCATGTATTCAAGTGCAGGACGCAAACTTGAGTGGAGGTGAGACCCCAGACGTACCGTACAGGTGGCTTGACGCGTTGTGTGCGGGGCTCTCTCATCGTCTTGCGCGCATCTATGCGCCGCCGTTGGAGCAACTGCGCAAGGCGGATGCAGAAGAGGCTTGGAAGATAGCTGCGACGCAGGATACGGAAAATGTGCCACTCGTTCTTGCTCCATCCCTAGTTGGCTATTTTAGGCATTAAACCATGCGCCCTCATCCGCGTCGTGCCAGAACGAATGCAACCGATCCGGAAGCGTGGTCCACATGCGACCGCTCGGGATTTGTCCTTAACCAGCGAGACATGGTGTGGCAGTTCGATTGGCAGGGGACGCAGTTAGTGAACAAAAGGGTGCTCGTCGCGCCTGATATGTGGGATCAACCACAAAGACAACTCGGCACAATCATCCTGCCGCCCGATCCAGTCTCAATCCCGAACGCGCGCATTGAAGTCTATCCCATCGACGAACTGTGGGAAATCATGTGCGAGTCCGCGACAAATTCCGGTGGCAATAACGCGCTGCCGCTCTATCTTGAAGCCACCACAATGGCTGCGGCTCAGCCGACGGCCAATACGGCACAGCCTACCAAATCTCTTTCACTTGAACTCTCCACGATCCAGATGGGCAACGCGGCAACGTCGTAATGGCTAACCCGAATACATATCCGAGCGACGGCAGGATCACGAGCCTGCAGAATTATACTGCTGCGCTGACGGGTGGCGAGTTGTTTCCGATTGTTGCTCCGGGAAATGCGACGGCGGGGATTAATTACAATGTGACGGCACAGTTTGTGGCCAATCAATTTATGGTAATCTCGACGACGATTGCGACGGTGCCACAAGGTGGGACGAACACCTCTGTGCTGGGAACTGGCCTGCTGCTGGGAAACGGTACGGCGGCGGTGAGTTTTGTTCCTGCGACCACGGCGGGGCTTGTTCTTACGAGCCAAGGCAGCACGTCGCCGCCAATCTTCACGACGGCCGCGCCTGCGGAATTCTCCCCACAGAACCCTAACACGGTGCTTGCGGGACCTGCGTCCGGAGTGGCAACGGCCGCACCAACATTCCGCGCGCTCGTCCCGCTCGATCTGCCGGGGCTTGTCAGGAACGCGGTGGCGTCGTCCTATACGGTTGCCACGACGGATATCAATAAACTAATTGGCATGATAGGTAGCCCCTCTGGTCTGCCATTTGTTCTCTCTCTCGGCACAGCAACGGGTTACACGACGAGTTTTGTTGTAACGCTCTACAATGAAAGTTCGGCGCGCGGATGGGCTATTGCACCAAATAATGTGGCGACGTTTGTTTTGTGGCCGCTGCAAACGGTGCAGGTGTTCAGAGATAATAATAGCTGGAAGTTATCCCCTAGTACTCAGCCGTGGCTCGTTCCGGCAGGAACGTTTTTTCAGGTGGATAATGTTAATGGCAGCGATAGCGCGGCAAACGATGGTCTAGGGACACAGGGGACCAATGGGTGCTTTGCGACGGTACAAAATGCGGTTGGTATTATTCAAAAGCAAGCCATACAACTTGGGGGGACGGTAGGCATTCAGTTGCCAGCCACGACTTCGACCGCCATAACTGAGCAAGTTACTGTTATTGGCGCAATGCCCCCTGGGGTGGCTGTTCTCCAAATCAACGGCAATCCTACGTCAGCCACCGCTTGTCAATGGCAGATAGCAAATAATCAGCAGGCGGTGGCGATAAGTGACTATCAAAGTATGACTTTTGATGGAATAGGGTTCAGTTGTAATGGAACGGTTGGCGCTACATTCGTAGCCGCGGACCAATATTGTATTGCTGACTTTGAAAATTGCGATTTCGGGTCTAATGGGTTGGGGGGTACAAATATTACTGTTAAACAGGGTGGGCGTGTAAATATTTTGACGGGATGTTCAATAAGCGGAACGACGAGTCAGTTTTTGCAGATGAGTGCCTATGCTGGCGGTGCGATTGGCAGTGCAATAAATGTTGTGGGTACTCCGAACATCGGAGTTTTGGTTAAAGCGAATCAGGGAGCGCTGGTTAATCTTAATGGGTTGAGTTTTACCGGCAATACGGCCGGAATTGCCGGTCAGCGGTGGGCGTCACAAAACGGTGGAATTGTTATTGGAGATAGCGGAGTGACGTGGCCCTCTGGCCTCACGGCAGGATCAATCTCAAATGGTGGCCTTTCCGATGCAGGCGCAGCAAACTACAACGGCTCCGCAACTGTTCTCGCGGCGACGCCTCTTGTATCCGGTGGCACGACAGGGGCGGGCTACACGTTCTTTTCCGTCACTGACTTGGGTATGTTTGCCGGAACTGGCGTTCCAAGTCTGACGGCAGCAACGAGCGCCCTCTATCTCCGTAACGATGCCGTAAGCTCAACGACGCGCCTCTACATCAACACAAACGGCGGCAGTACATGGGTAGGACTAACAGCGACCGGGTGACCGCGCTGAGTGACGGAAGCGAAGACGCGAGAATGAGACAATACTAAATGTCGCTGACCTACAACATATATGAATTTAGGTTAAATATTGCGTCGCGAAAGGCGCTGTCTTTTCAAGACTCTATAATACTTTCTTTTCTTGGCTCGTTTGTGACTATTTTTAATCAAAGAAACACTTTGCTGGCATACGCCAAATCGCTTGGCGATTGTGGTCTGTGGAATTCCCTTATTAACCTCGGCAAGAATAAGTTTGTTGCGGTGTTGTTGGAATTCGACAGCTTCTTTGCGTATTTTGACAATTGCAAGAGCCTTTCTAGCTTTGGCCGCCTTTATTATAAGATATGGTTGGATCATTTTGAGAAATGTTTCGTTATTTTCAAATCCGTCAATGAAAAGTCGATACATAGTTTTGTATTCTGTTTTCTGCCGAGAAGTATAGATATTCCCAAAGGACAGGCGTCTTCGCATTGCAAAGATTACATTTTTGTGAGTATTGGTAAGGACACATCGAACAAAAAAATAATGTCCGTGTTTAGAAAGAACAATCGATCCTTCTCCGTCCATGAAGGCTGCTACATAGGCCGCAAACTCTTCATCGCTAAAATGCTTCATCGTTTAGCCTGCTCAAAGGGTCAAAAACTCTCTTGTGCTTCCATATTAAATGTAGTACAAGATGGGCATGGTGTCAATAGAGGTACTACACAAAAAGAGGGGCCGTCCCGCTACGGGACGCGACCCGGTGACAGCCATCAGATTGTCGTCCGATCTCCGCGCTGCTATCGATTGGTGGTGTGTAAAGCAGGACGACAAGCCCTCACGGTCAGAGGCCATTCGGCGCATTCTCATCAAGTTCTTGTCCCGGCAACGCGCGCCATGGCGAGGCGAGACGCGGCGAGGTCAGGTAGGGTCTGGCTAGGTCGGGCGAGGTCTAGCAACGGTGAAGGCGCCGTTGTCATGGCGGCGCCTTCCGTTTTTGTTGGAGCCTCCCAATGAGTCTAACCTATAGTAGTTGGGTTACGTCGCTTGCAAATTTACTGGTCGTCCCAACGTCTGATAGTGGATTTCAGACAATGCTGCCGAACGCCATCGACGATGCAGAGCAGAGGCTTTATCGCGATCTGCAATTATTGAACACAACCGTTCGGGATTCCTCCATCGCCTTCACGACAAACACGCGCACATTCAACCTGCCGTCCGCACAAGGAACGTTCTATGTGGTGGATTCAATCTACGCGATCACGCCCGCAGGAACGGTGAATCCGGATTTGGGGACGCATAATTATCTCACGCCAGCGTCGCGGTCCTTTATCGACGCGCTGTTTCCAAGCTCGGCGGGTTCGGGTGTGCCAGCGTACTTTGCGCCTACGACGCAGAATTCCTACATTGTCGGGCCGTGGCCGGATCAGGCTTATCAGGCGGAAGTTGTGGGGACGATTCGCCCTACGGCGTTGTCGTCAACAAATGTGACCACGCTGCTGACTTGGTATTTTCCCGATCTTTGGATAGCAGCGACTATGGTTTTCGGAGCCGCGTTCCAACAGAATTTCGGCGCGTCCGGTGCGGTCGATAATCCGGCGCAAGGAATCACTTGGCAGGCGCACTATGATAGCCTCTTGAAGTCCGCAGAGATCGAAGAGGCCATGAAGAAATTTACGTCGCAGGGTTGGTCGTCGAAGGCTCCTGCGGAATTGGCAACGCCGCCGAGGACATGAAGAAATGGCTGATCCGACGACTTCAAACAAATTGCTGGCTATTCCGACCCGGGGTTCAGATTCGGGGGTTTGGGACCTTCCCGTAAATGGAAATTCCAATGCACTAGACGGCATCCTCGGCGGCGTAACAACAATCGCGTTCAGCAGTGGCACAACCATTTTACTCACAGTACCTTCGACGGGAAGCGTGTCCGCGGGTGCGGGACCAAATCAAAGTGAAAACGCGCTTATCAAATTCACAGGTACGTTGACCGGAAACGTATCGGTAGGTTTCACATTGCCGGGATTCTACATCATCAACAACCAATGTACGGTCGGAACGTCTTGGGTGATATTGCAACCAGCGACCGGAACTGGAACGGGTGTCGGCGCCCCGCCGGGCCAGAAAGTCCATGTGTTTTTTGATGGAATAAATATGGACTACGTTAATATGCCCGCTGTTGGTTCGTTCATGGATATGGCGGTCTCGGCGACGCCGCCCTGGATGAGTATTTGCACGGTGCAACCGTGGTTGCCTTGTGATGGCTCAGTGCTCAACGTCAACAATTATACTGCCCTTGGAAATCTGTTAGGCTCTACATTTGGTGGAAATGGAATCACGACGTTTGGCGTTCCCGATCTTCGAGCGCGCTATCGGATTCCTCTCGATAATCAGGGATCGCAAGGCGCTGCGGGCCGTATCACATCGGCGGTTTCTGGAATCAACGGCACGACGATTGGTGCGGCGGGTGGCAGTCAGAACCTGCAGGCGCATACGCATACGGCAACTGATCCAACGGGACATAATCATCCGCTAAATCAGGGAACAGATGCGTCAGGCGGCGGTACTATTTTTAATCCTATTCTAAACGGCACCGGCCCTGCCGCTACTGGCACCACATTCGTCAATATCAGTATAGGAACAACGGGCGTAGGCACGTCCGGCGCCATCCCACCCGGCCTCGTCTTCGGCATATCCTTCATTAAGACGTGAGGCATAGATGCCTTACGGCAGCGTCCAACTTATTCCAGGTGTCAACTTAGAAGAGACGCCGACACTGCTAAAAACAGGTGTGTCGATTAGTCAGTTGATTCGTTATCGCCAAGGGCTCGTCCAAAAACTCGGCGGATGGACGGTCTATTATTCGAACGTCGCAGGGACGACGCGCGATCTTCACGCTTGGGAAGATTTGAATCAGGTCAATCATCTTGCGGTCGGGACAACGACGCAACTTGCTATTATCACGAACGGAAATGCGCAGGATATTACGCCGCAAACGCTGAAATCGGATTTTGCGCCGAACGTCTCGACGACGGCGAACAGTACGCTTGTTTCGATTGCCGATCCCAATATCAGCAACGTGACGGTGTACGATTCGGTTTACTTCAATGTGCC